GGTTTTCACCCGTCAGAATCTGGCGGGGATCCGTCAGTAAAATCAAAACATGATCCGTCAGATAAAAAACCTTCTCGTCCGGACGCTTCGCAACCGGACACGCAGACGGCTGAACAGGATTTTTTAACTCGCCATCCTGATGCGGTTGTATTCAGCCCTAAAAAGCGCCAGTGGGGAACGCAGGATGATTTGACCTGCGCACAGTGGCTCTGGAAAAAAATCATTGCCCTGTACGAGCAGGCCGCCGAATGTGACGGCGAGGTGGTTCGTCCCAAAGAACCGAACTGGACAGCATGGGCAAACGAAATTCGCCTGATGTGTGTGCAGGATGGTCGTACTCACAAACAAATCTGCGAGATGTACAGCCGCGTCAGCCGCGATCCGTTCTGGTGCCGTAACGTGCTCAGCCCGTCGAAGTTGCGGGAAAAATGGGATGAGCTTTCCCTGCGCTTATCGCCGTCCGTCAGCACGCACACAGAAAAACGTGAAGACCCGTACTTCAAAGCCAGTTACGACAACGTGGACTACAGCCAGATCCCGGCAGGATTCAGGGGGTGATCATGAGTCTTTTGAATGACGTTCAGAAATTCATTGAAGCCCATCCGGGCTGTACTTCCGGAGACATTGCAGATGCTTTTGCTGGTTACTCACGGCAGCGCGTTCTGCAGTCAGCAAGCAAGTTACGTCAGAGTGGGCGTGTGGCTCACCGTTGTGAAGGAGATACACGCAGACATTTCCCGCGCCTGACTGAGAGAGCGCAGGAGCCGGAACCACAATCTGTTCGTGAAACCAGACCTGTGCGCAATTTCTATGTCGGCACTAACGATCCCCGGGTGATTTTGTGCCTGACCCGCCAGGCTGAAGAGCTGGAGTCCAGGGGCTTATACCGTCGTGCTGCAACGGTGTGGATGGCGGCATTCCGTGAAAGTCACTCCCAGCCAGAACGAAACAACTTTCTGGCGCGTCGAGAGCGGTGCTTACGGAAAAGCAGCAAGCGCGCTGTATCGGGTGATGAATGGTATCTGTCAGGGAATTACGTGGGGGCTTAATGACGACGTTAACTCAGTGTCAGCAGCAGGTGCTGGATATGCTGATTTCTTATCAGAAAGAACGTGGCTTCCCGCCAACCAATCAGGAGGTGGCAACCATGCTGGGATACCGTTCAGTGAATGCAGCGGTGGAGCATCTTCGCGCACTGGAGAAAAAAGGCGTCATCACGATAAAGCGTGGCGTGGCCCGGGGCATCACGCTTCATACCGCGGTGAAGGACGACGACAGCGAGGCGGTCGGGATTATCCGCTCACTGCTTGCCGGTGAGGAAAACGCAAGGCTGCGTGCAACCCACTGGTTACATGAGAGGGGCCTGAAAGTATGAAGCTGATCCTGCCTTTTCCGCCCAGCGTGAACACGTACTGGCGACACCCCAACAAAGGGGCGTTTGCTGGTAAGAGCCTGATAAGCGCGGCGGGGCGAAAATTCCAGAGCGCGGCGTGCGCAGCAATAGTTGAGCAGTTACGTCGTCTGCCGAAACCAACGTCGGCACCTGCTTCAGTAGAGATTGTGTTGTTTCCTCCGGATAACAGGATCCGCGATCTGGACAACTATAACAAGGCGCTGTTTGACGTTCTGACCCACGCGGGTGTGTGGGAAGACGACAGCCAGGTGAAAAGAATGCTGGTGGAGTGGGGACCGGTTATCCCGGAAGGGAAGGTCGAGATCACTATCAGTAAGTACGAGAAAACGGCGGGTGCAGACGCCTGAGCAAAAGGAGAAACGAAGTATGAATAATCTGATGGTCATTGATGGTATTGAAGTTCGTCGTGATGCTTATGGGCGTTACAGCCTGAACGATCTGCATCGTGCAGCAGTAGCATCTGGTGCAAATGCCAGAACCAAGGAGCCAGGAAAGTTTCTTTCCAGCCAACAAACTGTTGAACTTGTTCATGAATTGACCAACACCCAGAATTTGGGTGTTGACCCGGTGAGTGTGATTCATGGGGGAAATGAACGGGGAACTTATGTCTGCAAGGAACTGGTGTATGCCTATGCAATGTGGATCAGCCCGTCATTCCATCTGAAGGTGATCCGTACTTTCGATATGGTAACCAGCGCACCGGAAAAATTATCCGGGCAGGCTGCTGACAAGATGCAGGCTGGAGTGATTCTGCTGGACTTTATGCGCCGGGAGTTAAATCTGTCTAACTCATCAGTGCTTGGTGCCTGTCAGAAACTTCAGGAGGCTGTTGGCTTACCGAATCTGGCACCGCGCTATGCCATTGATGCTCCTGCTGATGCACACGATGGCTCAAGTCGCCCGACACTGTCACTGAGTGCACTGCTGAAACAGTATGGTATCCGCCTGACGGCTAATCAGGCATATCACCAGATGGTGAAGCTGGGGATCGTCGAGCAGCGTGAACGATACAGCCGTACCGCGATTAACAACATCAAAAAATTCTGGTCGCTGACAGCGAAAGGTTGCATGTTCGGCAAGAACATCACCAGTCCCGCAAATCCGCGCGAGACGCAGCCGCATTTCTTCGAATCCCGATTCCCTGAGCTGTTAAAGCTGCTCGATACCGTTCATTGAGGTGACCGTGAGAGCACTACTGACCCCTGAAATTGCCCCGCGTATGGGGATCGTATTGTTCAGGCCAGGTTCAGAGCTGATGCCCCTGTTTATGCAGGGGCGTGTCCTGCTGGAGCCTGAGCCGGAACGTTACTCATCTTTCGCCAGTGGTGCCGTTCCGGCGGCATCACAACCGCTGGCGGATGATCCTGCCGTTCGGGCCGTGTTCCGCAATGAGGCAGTGATCCGTCGTGCTGGTGGCGTGGAATGTCTTGAAAGCTGGTTACTTCGTGAAAAAGGCTGCCAGTGGCCTCATTCCGACTGGCACAGCGAGAACATGACCACAATGCGACACGCTCCGGGCGCAATCCGTCTGTGCTGGCACTGCGATAACCAGCTGCGCGATCAGTTCACGGAACGGCTGGAATCAATGGCAACGGATAACTGTGCCCGCTGGGTGTTGTCTGTTGTGCGTCGGGATCTCGGTTTTGATGACAGTCACGTTGTGACAATGCCGGAACTGTGCTGGTGGCTGATTCGTAATGATCTGGCGGATGCCTTACCGGAAAGTGCAGCCCGTAAGGCACTGAGATTACCGAAGCCTGTTGTGCCATCTGTCACCCGGGAAAGTGACCTTGTGCCTTCGGTTCCTGCCACCAGCATCATCCAGGATAAAGCAAAAAAGGTGCTGGCGCTGAAAGTGGATCCGGAGTCGCCGGAGTCTTTTATGTTACGCCCAAAACGTCGCCGCTGGGTTAATGAAAAGTACACGCGCTGGGTTAAGACACAGCCGTGTGCATGTTGTGGAAAGCCCGCTGATGATCCCCACCACCTGATAGGTCACGGTCAGGGTGGAATGGGAACAAAAGCGCATGACCTCTTTGTGTTGCCTTTGTGCAGAAAGCATCACGACGAGCTGCATGCGGATACCGTGGCATTTGAAGAGAAGTATGGCTCCCAGCTGGAGCTGATATTTCGTTTTATCGATCGTGCGCTGGCAATAGGCGTACTGGCGTAAGTGGAGAACGAGCATGAACCTTGAAGCCTTACCGAAATATTACTCCCCAAAATCTCCAAAATTGAGCGATGACGCACCGACGACAGGCTCTGGTGGTTTAACAATTACGGATGTAATGGCTGCGCAGGGGATGGTGCAGTCGAAAGCACCGCTTGGGTTTGCCTTATTCCTGGCAAAAGTTGGTGTTCAGGATCCTCAATTTGCGATTGAAGGTCTGCTCAATTACGCGATGGCACTGGATAACCCGACATTGAACAAATTGAGTGAAGAAACCCGGTTACAGATCATCCCTTACCTTGTGAATTTTGCCTTTGCTGATTATTCCAGGTCTGCGGCAAGTAAGGCTCGCTGTGAGCATTGTGCTGGTACTGGATTTCATAATGTATTGCGCGAAGTGGTGAAACACTCCAGAAGCGGGGAATCTGTTATCAAGGAAGAGTGGGTGAAGGAACTATGTCAGCATTGTCATGGTAAGGGAGAAGTCAGCACAGCGTGCAGAGGGTGTAAGGGTAAAGGTATTGTCCTGGATGAAAAAAGGACCCGGCTTCATGGCACGCCTGTTTATAAGATTTGTGGGCGTTGCAATGGAAACCGGTTTAGCCGTTTACCAACCACACTGGCGCGGCATCATGTCCAGAAGCTGGTACCAGACCTGACAGATTATCAGTGGTACAAAGGATATGCAGATGTCATTGATAAACTGGTTACAAAGTGCTGGCAGGAAGAAGCATATGCTGAGGCGCAATTAAGAAAAGTGACGAGATAAATGATTTTCGCCGAAGATGGCGACATAATGCTTGCATTTTTCAAAAAATATGGATAAGATTTTTCCAACGATGGGCTTTGTATGTCTACCGTTGATAAGATTTAAGAACCCGCCACTGAGCGGGTTTTTTTATGCCTGAAAAACGGTACAGGACGTTAAACGCGCTGGTGGTTGCGAATATTGGTCTTTCGGCTTGTATTTTTGTAAATCGATATATACTTATCTTGTGACCAGTAATGTCAGGGCAATTGATATGAATGAAGCTTGTTCTGTTGTTTTTGTTCATTCCCCGTTTGTTGTGCTCTTTGAAGGAAAAGAGCTCTCTCTGGAAAGTGGTAGTGCACTTCTTGTCAGGGGGGGAGCTGGATCGTTATTGCCCTTTTCGGAATGTTTTCGGCGAATAAGTCTCAGTGAATCGACAATTATCCGTTACCTGTTGTGTGGAGACGAAAAACAGGATGTAGTTTTAGTCCGGCAAATACCACGATATCTTTGCGTGAGTTTTCCCAAGGCAGAATTGATGGGCATCCTGATTGATTATCTTTGTGAGGAAAAGATTCATACGGACAATTTAGCGGAAATGCTTTCCTTTTCGTGTCTGGCGTTTTTCTCATCAGAGAAAATGTTTTCGTCGTTTCTGACCGCGTGTATTGGCAATATTAGTGACAGGCTTAGTGCATTGTTTCGTACGGACATTGCAGCAAACTGGACTCTGAGAGATGTGTCTTCGCGGTTATGTATCAGTGAAAGTTTGTTAAAAAAAAGACTGAAAGAAGAAGGCACCTGTTTCAGTGAGTTGTTGCTTACAGAGAGAATGAGAATGGCAGCAATGCTGTTGAATCAATCTCGTTGCGCCATCAACAGAATCGCTGCTCAGTGTGGCTATAATTTTACATCTTATTTTATCAGCGTATTCAGGAGTTATTTTGGTGTTACACCGGCAGGTTACAGGATGGCTGCATTCAATGAGATGAGTTTAAGTGTTACTCAAGAATAATTGAATTTTGCACTCATTGAAAACAGGCTCGCTGCGGCGGGCCTTTTTTATATCCGCGCCACGTCCGGCGCACATCAAAAAAACCACAGAGCCTTTCAGGGGTGAGCTTACGGGATGGTCAGTGTGACTTTCTCTGTGGGCTGGTCACCCCCGGGCGCAGGCTCACCCACTAAAAGGAAAAGTCACGATGTTTGGTATTTTCAAAAAGAAAACCCGCAAGGCCATTACTGAAGTGAAGAAGATGGAGAACCGCGACGCAGTGGAGGCGACCGTCTGGGGCGCGTATTCCATAGCATTCGCCGACGGCACCTGTGATGCGAAAGAAATCGCTGTACTGGAAAAAACCATTGCAGCACTTCCTGCCTTTGCGCCGTTCTCCGGTGAGATTGCACAAATGAGTGCAAATATCCGCGCCCGTTATGAAGCGTCACCTCGTAGTGCGAATGCTCAGGCTTTGCGTGAACTGGCTGATGTGGCAGGAACCGCCGAAGCGGTTGATGTGCTGTGCCTGTGTCTCGATATTGCTGACCAGGATGGCATTGGTCCGGATGAAGAAGCGCAGCTCAAGAAAATTGCTCAGGCGCTGCAGTTGCCGCTGGAGCAGTACCTGTGAAAAGTGCGCGCCTTGTGCTGGCTGCCATCCTGCTGTTTCTGGTAGTGGCGGTGGATTTCACCGGACGGCTGATGTCGGTGCTGGCAGATGGTGTGCTGGTGGCGATGGCGCTGGCCGTACTCTGGCCTTTACTGCGTAAATCTGAATAACACCACACAAAAGGTATCTGCGGGTGCCTTTGACGGGTGTTTTTTACGGGTCGTTGGTGGCCCTTTTTTATTTACAGGAGAAAAAGTATGTCTGAACCCTTGTCCGGTTCCGGTACGGCTGCGGCGCTCGGCGGGGCGACGGTATTCGGGCTGTTTACCGGAACGGATTTCGGGATTGTGTTTGGGGCGTTCGCTGGGGCGTTATTTGTGGCAACGATGCCGCAGGCGCTTTCAGCCTGGCGTGTGGCGGCGCATTTTCTGGTGTCGTTTATCGTTGGCGTGCTGGGTGCGCATGTGCTGTCAGCCTGGATTGCATCAAAAACAGGTTATGACGGTACATCGGCGGATGCACTGTGTGCGGTGCTGGTGGCGGTGGTGTCGGTGAAGATTCTCTCGTTCATCCACCAGCAGGATATTGCATCGCTGGTGTCCGGCCTGTTCTCCCGCCTGCGGGGTGGAGGAGGCGGCAATGTTAAGTAACCTTCCCGGATTGCTGAATGTGGCGTTATGCACGGTTATCGTGCTGACGCTCTTTTTTTATCGTCGTCGTGATTCCAGACATAAACCGCTGATGTCATGGCTGGCCTGGTTGCTGATGCTGCTGTATGCCTTTGCGCCCCTCAGCTATCTGTGTGGTCGCCCGTTAGCAACGGGCTGGCTGGAAGTGTTTTTTAATCTGCTGTTCTGCGTGCTGGTGATACGCGCGCGCGGGAACGTCACAAAAATCTTTCCATTATTGAGGTGAATATGTCGGGTAAATTCAGATTCAGTCGTCGCAGCGAAAAGAATCTGGAGGGCGTTAAACCACAGCTGGTTGCTGTCGTTCGCCGTGCGCTGGAGCTGACGGAGGTTGATTTCGGTATTACGGAAGGGCTGCGCACGAAAGAACGCCAGAAACAGCTGGTCGCGGAAGGGAAAAGCCAGACCATGAACAGCCGCCACCTGACCGGTGATGCGGTGGATGTTGTTGCCTGGGTTGGCAGCCAGGTGTCATGGGACTGGCCTCTGTACGAGAAAATCGCGCAGGCATTTAAGCAGGCTGCCGCAGAGCTGGGAACAGCCATCGAATGGGGCGGGGACTGGCGGACGCTTAAAGACGGCCCACATTTTCAATTGAAGCGATAGCTTGCAAAACATACAGGGCCGCCATGAGCGGCTTTTTTATTGCTCAAAAAACGAAAGAACGGAGGTACGTATGTACGCGCTGAAAAAAATCACGGTAACGGAAGATGGGCGCCAGGTTGAAGAAGTGCATGTTCTGGGGAATATGTATCGCCTGGAATTTTACCCGCGCAACACTCACCTTGCTGCCCTGGTGGAGTATTGCCTGGATGGAAATGTACCATGCATTTCGGTGGAAAAAACGGATGAGGCCTACATCACTACGCTGGCGGGTGACACGGTTCGTTGTATCTGTCGCGGTGACACTAAAGCCAGGAATGAAATAGCCAGATGCCGCACCCAGGGCAGTAAATAAAAAAACAAAACCCCGGCTGCTGGAACAGTCCGGGGTTTTTAGTTTTCACGTCAAAGAGGAAATTGTGAGTAGTGAGTACGGAGAAAATCCTCGTGGGAAAGTATAAAAGATTCTTTTTGAGGTTGTCCATTATGAAAGGTATTGAAGTGGAAACTCCCGCGAGCCTTGATTTGACAAGGGCTGCGGCCTTTGCAATTCGCCTTGTGGCGGTCGCTGTTCTGATTTGGGCTGTGCGTTGGTGGTGATATGACGCGAAAACACTGGACACACAGAATGCCGCGAACGGCGGTGAAATGGGCACTGGTAGCGATACTGGTGCCTTTTTTCCTGGTGGGCTGCGTCAGCCTGGATAAGGCGCGCCAGCTTTTCGATACAGCTTCTCAGGTCTGTGAAATTGTTGATAGTGTCCGGCAGTGTATGCAGAACTGACCGACGGTGAGAGCAGAATATTTTTTAGAGGAGCGAAATTCTATGCCATCACAAATCCCTCGTGCATGCCGTAAGCGAGGCTGTGCAGGCACAACGACGGACAGTTCTGGCTACTGCGATAAGCATCGCGGCGAAGGTTGGACACAACATCAACGCGGACTGAGCCGCCACCAGCGTGGCTATGGCTCGAAATGGGATGCCATACGTGCGCGCATACTGAAGCGTGATAATCATTTGTGTCAGAACTGCCTGCGCAATGGGAGAGCCGTTGAAGCCAGAACTGTGGACCACATCATTCCGAAAGCGCATGGCGGTACGGATGCAGACGGTAATCTGCAGAGCCTGTGCTGGCCATGCCACAAGGCGAAGACGGCCCGTGAACGGCTTAAGTGATAATGATTCTCAACTGCCAGAGGGGAGGGCAGGTCAAATCCCTGTGACCTGACGTCTTCCGGACTGCCCGCCCCATCGTTTTTTTATACCCGCGAAAAATGAAATTTAACCAGGAGTGCCGCATATGGCTGGAACGGCGGGGCGTTCCGGGCGTCGCCCCAAGCCAACGGCGCGCAAGGTGCTGGCCGGAAACCCCGGCAAGCGAGCCCTGAATAAAGATGAACCTGTTTTTACGCCCATCAAAGGTGTTGAGCCACCGGAGTGGTTCGCTGAAGAAGATCTCCCTCTCGCCACGACCATGTGGCAACTGACAACCAAAGAACTCTGCGGTCAGGGCCTGCTGTGCGTGACTGACCTTGCGGTGCTTGAGCGGTGGTGTGTGGCCTATGAGTTCTGGCGGCGTGCCGTGAAAAATATTGCCAGACAGGGCAACACCATCACTGGTGCAATGGGCGGCAGGGTCAAAAATCCGGAGCTGACCGCCAAAAAAGAACAGGAGTCCGAGATGAGCAGCACGGGGGCAATGCTCGGACTCGACCCCAGCAGCCGCCAGCGTCTGATTGGCCTGGCGGGGCAGAAGAAAGCCACTAACCCGTTTCTGAAAATCATCGAGTCATGAGCCGGAAATCTTACCCCAACGTAAATGCTGCCAATCAGTATGCCCGTGATGTCGTGCGCGGAAAGATTGTGGCCTGCCAGTTTGTGATTCAGGCCTGCCAGCGCCATCTTGATGACCTGATGGCGGAAAAAAGTAAGTCGTTTCGTTACCGCTTCGACAAGGACCTGGCTGAACGGGCCGCCAAATTTATTCAGCTGTTGCCGCACACCAAGGGTGAGTGGGCATTTAAGAGGATGCCCATCACGCTGGAGCCGTGGCAGCTCTTTGTGATCTGCTGCGCGTTTGGCTGGGTCAATAAAGGCTCCCGGCTGCGCCGCTTCCGTGAGGTGTATACCGAAATCCCCCGTAAGAACGGCAAATCAGCAATCTCTGCCGGTGTTGCCCTGTATTGTTTTGCCTGTGATAACGAGTTTGGCGCGGAAGTGTATTCCGGTGCCACGACAGAGAAACAGGCGTGGGAAGTCTTTCGCCCGGCGCGACTGATGTGTAAACGCACACCCATGCTGACGGAAGCGTTCGGGATTGAGGTTAACGCCTCAAACATGAACCGTCCGGAGGATGGCGCGCGGTTTGAACCGCTGATCGGTAACCCCGGTGATGGTTCATCACCCCACTGTGCGGTGGTGGATGAATATCACGAGCACGCCACCGATGCGCTTTATACCACGATGCTTACCGGGATGGGGGCGCGACGTCAGCCACTGATGTGGGCCATCACCACCGCCGGGTACAACATTGAGGGGCCGTGCTACGACAAGCGGCGGGAAGTTATCGAGATGCTCAACGGTTCGGTACCCAACGATGAACTGTTCGGGATCATCTATACCGTTGACGAAGGCGATGACTGGACCGACCCGCAGGTGCTGGAAAAAGCCAACCCGAATATTGGCGTGTCGGTTTATCGCGAATTTTTGTTAAGTCAGCAGCAGCGTGCGAAAAATAACGCCCGTCTGGCAAACGTCTTTAAAACAAAACACCTCAATATCTGGGTGTCGGCGCGTTCGGCGTATTTCAACCTGGTGAGCTGGCAGAGCTGCGAGGATAAATCACTGACCCTTGAGCAGTTCGAGGGGCAGCCGTGCATTCTGGCCTTTGACCTGGCGCGTAAGCTGGATATGAACAGCATGGCGCGACTTTATACCCGCGAGATTGACGGTAAAACGCATTACTACAGTGTGGCCCCGCGTTTCTGGGTACCGTATGACACGGTGTACAGCGTCGAGAAAAATGAAGATCGCCGGACAGCCGAACGCTTTCAGAAATGGGTGGAAATGGGCGTTCTGACTGTTACCGCTGGTGCGGAGGTGGATTATCGCTACATCCTCGAGGAGGCCAAAGCGGCGAACAAAATCAGCCCGGTCAGTGAGTCACCCATCGACCCCTTCGGGGCGACCGGGCTGTCGCATGACCTTGCTGATGAAGACCTGAACCCCATCACCATCATTCAGAACTACACCAACATGTCCGATCCGATGAAAGAGCTGGAAGCGGCGATTGAATCGGGGCGCTTTCATCATGACGGCAATCCCATCATGACCTGGTGTATCGGCAACGTGGTCGGCAAAACCATTCCGGGTAACGATGATGTGGTGAAGCCTGTCAAGGAGCAGGCGGAAAACAAAATCGATGGTGCGGTTGCACTGATTATGGCGATCGGTCGGGCAATGCTCAAAGAACCCGACGATTTCCTCTCATCTCTTGATCCGGACGATGCTCTCTTAATTCTATGAAATCACTAATTGCTGATGTTATCGGGTTGGCTGGTTTTGGCCTGCTTACGTGCGGGTTTTACCTGCAGTTTGGTATGGCTCCGGCTCTGATGCTGTCCGGCGGTTTACTGCTGGTGGGCGCACTGGCTATGGCCAGAAGGGGGACGCGTGCTGCTTGATGCTCTGTTCAGAAGTAAATCACTGGAGAATCCTTCCACCCCGATAACCGGGGATGCCGTTGATACTGATGGGCTGTTCCGGGCAGACGTTTATGTCAGTCCTGAAACTGCGATGAAACTGGCTGCGGTGTATTCCTGTATCTATGTCCTGTCTTCCAGCCTTGCCCAGATGCCGTTGCATGTTATGCGCAGGCACAATGGGAAGGTTGAGCCCGCACGCGATCATCCGGCGTTTTATCTGGTTCATGATGAGCCCAATACCTGGCAAACCAGTTACAAATGGCGCGAACTGAAGCAACGTCACATCCTTGGCTGGGGGAATGGGTATACCTGGGTGAAACGTAATCGTCGCGGTGAAGTCATATCCCTGGATTGCTGTATGCCGTGGGAAACGACGCTGATGAATACTGGTGGCCGATACACCTACGGTTTGTACAACGAATATGGGGCGTTTGCGATCAGCCCCGACGATATGATCCACATCCGTGCGCTGGGTAATAATCAGAAGATGGGGCTGAGTCCGATTATGCAACATGCCGAAACAATAGGCATGGGGATGAGCGGTCAGAAATACACAGAAAGCTTCTTCAGCGGTAATGCCCGTCCGGCGGGGATAGTATCCGTTAAAAGCGGACTCAATAAGGACAGCTGGGGCTGGCTTAAAGATCAGTGGCAGAAGGCATCGCAGGCGTTACGCAGCCAGGAAAACAAAACCATGCTGCTGCCAGCCGATCTGGATTACAAGGCACTGACTGTGTCGCCAGTTGACGCTCAGATCATTGACATGATGAAACTGAACCGTTCAATGATTGCCGGTATTTTCAATATTCCTGCGCACATGATTAATGACCTCGAAAAAGCCACCTTCTCCAATATTTCTGCGCAGGCGATTCAGTTTGTCCGCTACACGATGATGCCGTGGGTGACGAACTGGGAGCAGGAGCTTAACCGTCGCTTGTTTACCCGCGCTGAGTTAGCCGCCGGGTATTACGTCAGGTTCAATCTGACGGGGCTTTTACGCGGAACTCCGCAGGAGCGCGCGCAATTCTATCACTTCGCTATTACCGATGGATGGATGAGCCGTAATGAGGCCCGCGCATTCGAGGATATGAATCCGGTTGAAGGGCTGGATGAGATGCTGGTAAGCGTGAATGCTGCTAACCCGGCAGGAGATTTTAAGCCCCCAAAAAATGATGAGGGAAAAACCAATGAATGACCGTGAAATCCGTTGTTACAGCGGTGAGGTGCGTGCTGAGCGGCATGACGATAACCCTGCGCACATTATCGGTTATGGATCGGTGTTTGACTGTCGTTCTGAGCTGATATTTGGTTCATTCCGCGAAATCATCCGGCCCGGCGCTTTTGACGATGTGCTTGGTGATGATGTACGCGCACTGTTTAACCACGATCCTAATTTTATTCTTGGGCGTAGTGCAGCAGGCACGCTGAATCTTTCAGTTGATGAGCGCGGATTGCGCTATGACATCCAGGCTCCGGAGACACAGACCATTCGTGATCTGGTGCTGGCCCCGATGCAACGTGGAGATATTAACCAGTCATCTTTTGCTTTCCGTGTCGCCCGTGACGGCGAGGAGTGGTATCAGGATGAGGACGGGGTTGTTATTCGCGAGATAACCCGCTTTTCCCGTCTGCTGGATGTCAGTCCTGTGACATATCCTGCCTATCAGGAGGCTGACTCGGCTGTTCGCTCCATGAAAGCATGGCAGGAGGCGCGCAACAGCGGCGCGCTACAGAAAGCCATTAATCAACGTATGGCGCGTGAGCGCGTCCTGACCCTTCTTAACGCGTAAAGGAAACATCATGAAACTGCATGAACTGAAACAGAAACGTAATACTATCGCAACTGACATGCGTGCCCTGAATGAAAAAATTGGTGATAACGCATGGACGGAAGAGCAGCGCACTGAGTGGAACAAAGCAAAATCCGAACTGGAAGCGCTTGATGAACGAATTGCACGCGAAGAAGAACTGCGTCGTCAGGATCAGGCGTACATTGAAAGCAATGAGGAAGAGCAGCGTCAGAATCTTGATCCGGAAAACAATCCGCAACAGGATGAGAAACGAGCTCAGGTTTTTGATAAGTGGATGCGTCACGGTGCCAGTGAGCTGACATCAGAAGAACGAAAGGCGTTGCGTGAACTTCGTGCCCAGGGCGTAGCTCAGGATGAAAAGGGCGGATATACCGTACCAGAAACATTCCTGGCGAAAGTTGTTGAGAAGATGAAATCCTACGGTGGCATCGCCAGTGTGGCGCAGATTCTTACCACTTCTGACGGTCGCACTATGGAGTGGGCAACAGCTGATGGTACTTCCGAAGTTGGTGTTCTGCTGGGCGAAAATGAAGAAGCCGGTGAAGAAGACACCGATTTCGGTATGGGAAGCCTTGGGGCGCTCAAAATGACATCGAAAATAATTCGTGTGTCTAATGAGTTGCTGCAGGACAGTGCGATCGATATGGAAGCTTATCTTGCCCGTCGCATTGCTGAACGTATTGGTCGTGGTGAAGCCCGTTATCTGATTCAGGGGACGGGGGCTGGTACGCCTAAACAACCCAAAGGGCTGGCAGCATCAGTGACCGGCACAACACAGACTGCCGCGGCAAATGCGGTGAAGTGGCAGGAAATTCTGGCTCTGAAACACAGCATTGATCCTGCATATCGTCGCGGACCGAAATTCCGCCTGGCGTTTAACGATAATACGCTGAAACTGATCAGTGAGATGGAAGACGGTCAGGGACGCCCTTTATGGTTGCCGGATATTGTTGGTGTGGCACCTGCTTCAGTGTTGAATGTACCGTATGTCATTGATCAGGAAATTGATGATATCGGGGCGGGTAAAAAATTCATGTTCTGTGGTGACTTTGATCGCTTCATTATCCGTCGTGTGCGATACATGATTCTTAAACGTCTGGTTGAGCGTTACGCGGAATATGATCAGACCGGTTTTCTGGCCTTCCATCGTTTTGACTGTATCCTGGAAGACACCTCTGCCATTAAAGCGCTGGTGGGGAAAGGTAGCGTTGGTGGTTGATTAGTCTTTTTACGTAATACAGCACGCCGCGTAATGCGGTTTTTTTGTGCCCGCGTTCTGGCGGGCACAGGAGGTTTTATGCTGTTAAAAATGGAAGAGATTAAGCTTCAGCTTCGTCTGGATGATGATTTCTCTGATGAAGATGAGTTGCTTGAACTACTTGGGAAGGCCGCTCAGAGTCGGACGGAAAACTTCCTTAACCGTACGTTGTATGCAACCGCAGATGACAAGCCTGCGGATGATCCTGATGGGCTTGTGATATCTGATGATGTGAAGCTGGCGCTCCTGCTACTTGTCAGCCATTTCTACGAAAATCGCTCAACGGTTACAGACGTTGAGAAAATGGAGTTGCCAATGAGCTTTAACTGGTTGGTTGCTCCTTATCGCCTTATACCACTATGAAAATTCGTCAGGCGCAGACCAGCGCAACCTACATTCTGCCTGACCCAGGCGAGCTGAATAAACGCGTCCTGATCCGCCAGCGGGTGGATATGCCCGCGGATAACTTTGGCGTGGAGCCTCAATACCCGGTTGCGTTCCGGGCATGGGCGAAGGTTATCCAGACCAGTGCCACCACCTGGCAGGAAACCGCGCAGATCGGAGATGCCATCACCCATTACATCACCATTCGCTACCGCCGGGGGATCACTGCTGATTATGAGGTGGTCTGTGATGACAGTGTGTACCGGGTGAAACGTCAGCGTGATCTGAACGGGGCGCGGCGCTTTCTGCTGCTGGAGTGTACGGAACTGGGTGCCGAAGAACAAATGGGAGGACGCAGTGGAGCAGACAGCATTTTTACACGTTGATTTCAAACAACCGGAGGAGATGGAGTTTAATCGTGCCAGGCTCCGAAGGGCATTTGTTCAAATCGGGCGTGTCTATATGCGTGATGCCCGGCGGCTGGTGATGCGACGTGGTCGGTCTGCTCCAGGTGAAAACCCCGGCTATCAGACCGGACGACTTGCGCGTTCTATAGGTTATTACGTCCCCCGTAAAAGCTCCCGTCGTTCTGGCCTGATGGTCAGGATTTCCCCTAACCAGAAAAACGGGCAGGGTAACCGGCGTTTTCCTGAAGGTTCTGCGTATTATCCGGCGTTTCTGTATTACGGTGTGCGTCATGCCGCATACGGGATGAGCAAAAAGGATAAGCGCCAGAAAAAGCAGCATTCATCCCGCTGGCGGCTGGCACCACGTAATAACTTTATGGCTGATGTCATCGACCAGCGTCGTTACTGGACACAAAAGTTACTGTCCCGTGAGTTACAGCGGTCATTACGTCCTGTAAGAAGGAAAAAAACATGAAACTGACGCCTGTTATTGCTGCGCTGCGTGCCCGCTGCCCGTATTTTGAAAACCGGGTGGCAGGTGCGGCCCAGTTCAAAAATCTGCCGGAGGTCGGAAAGCTGAAACTCCCGGCGGCATATGTGGTACCGGGGGATGATTCTCCGGGAGAAAACAAAAGCCAGACCGACTACTGGCAGGAACTGAAAGAGGGCTTCTCCGTGATTGTCATACTGAGTAACGGGCGTGATGAGCGCGGTCAGTTTGCCTCGTATGATGTGGTGGGCGATGTCCGGCAGATGCTCTTTAAGGCCCTGCTGGGCTGGAACCCGGAAGCGTGCGGTAACCCGATTACCTATGACGGCGGCACGCTGCTGGATCTGAATCGTCATGAGCTGATTTATCAGTTCGATTTTTCGGTCATCAGCGAGCTGACCGAAGACGATACCCGCCAGCAGGATGAGCTGAACAGTCTGGATGAACTGCGAACGCTGGCGATTGATGTTGATTATCTCGATCCCGGTAACGGGCCTGACGGCGATATCGAACATCACACCGAAATAACCCTTCCTTCCTGAGAATCTTCATGTTTGTGAAACCTGTTAAAGGGCGGTCAGTGCCTGACCCTGCCCGCGGTGACCTTTTGCCCACCGAAGGGCGAAATGTTGATGAGAACAACTACTGGCTGCGCCGTGAAGCAGCGGGTGATATCCGGCGCGTGAATAAAAAGGTGAACACCGATGACGATAAGCTTTAACACCATTCCGTCGAATACGCTGGTTCCGCTGTTTTATGCGGAAATGGATAACTCGGCGGCGAATACTGCACAGGACAGCGGGGCATCGTTGCTGATTGGTCACGCCAATAACGGTGCAGAGATTGTTGCCAACAGTCTGGTGCTGATGCCGTCGGCAGACTATGCACGCCAGATTTGTGGTGCGGGAAGTCAGCTGGCGCGTATGGTCGAGGCTTATCGCCAGACCGATCCGTTTGGCGAGCTGTATGTGATTGCCGTTCCGGAAGCCACAGGCGCGGCGGCAACGGTTACGCTGACGGTGACCGGAGCAGCAACCGAAACCGGCACGGTGAATGTTTATGTGGGACGTACCCGCGTGCAGGCACCGGTGACCAACGGCGATAACGTCACGACGATTGCCAGCAGTATCCAGGATGCCATCAATGCCGTTCCGGCCCTGCCGTTTACGGCCTCATCTTCGGCAGGCGTGGTCACGCTGACCGCGCGTCATAAGGGGCTTTGCGGGAATGAAATTCCTGTCAGCCTCAATTACTACGGCTTTGGTGGGGGCGAAGTGCTGCCAGCGGGCGTACAGATTGCCGTGGCGACGGGGAGCGCCGGAACGGGCGCTCCGGTTCTCACCGGTGCGGTGGCTGCAATGGCGGATGAGCCGTTTGATTATATTGGCTTGCCGTTCAACGACACGGCCTCCGTTAACACGCTGGTGACCGAGATGAACGATACCAGCGGTCGCTGGAGCTATGCGCGTCAGCTGTATGGTCATGTGTATACGGCAAAGATCGGCACGCTGTCAGAACTGGTGACCGCAGGTGACCAGTTTAACCAGCAGCACATTACCCTGGCGGGATACGAAAAAGACACTCAGACGCCAGCCGACGAGCTGGCGGCAAGCCGTACCGCCCGCGCAGCGGTGTTTATTCGCAACGATCCGGCACGTCCCACGCAGACCGGTGAGCTGGTGGGTATGCTGCCTGCACCGAAGGGGAAACGGTTCACGATGACCGAGCAACAGACCCTGCTGTCTCATGGCGTGGCAACGGCGTATGTCGAAAGTGGGGTACTGCGCATTCAGCGTGATGTCACCACGTACAGGAAAAACGCTTACGGGGTTGCGGATAACAGCTACCTCGACAGTGAGACGCTGCATACCAGCGCGTATGTACTGCGCAAACTGAAATCCGTCATTACCAGTAAGTACGGGCGTCACAAGCTTGCCAGTGACGGTACCCGCTTTGGTCCCGGTCAGGCGATTGTCACCCCGGCGGTGATCAAAGGGGAACTGCTGGCAACCTACCGTCAGCTTGAGCGTGCGGGGATCGTGGAAAACTACGAACTGTTTAAGCAGTACCTGGTTGTGGAGCGTGATGCCAGCGATCCGAACCGCCTGAACACGCTGTTCCCGCCTGACTATGTTAACCAGTTGCGTGTCTTTGCCGTGGTTAACCAGTTCCGTCTTCAGTATTCAGAGGAGTCTGCATAATGGCCCGTATCGGGGGAACCTGTTATTTCAAAATTGACGGTCAGCAGCTATCGCTGACCGGCGGCATTGAGGTGCCCATGAACAGGACGGTCAATGATGACATCATCGGCCTGGACGGTTCAGTGGACCGCAAGGAAACTCACCGTGCACCTTATGTCAAAGGGACCTTCAAGGTGCCGAAGAATTTTCCGGTGAGCAAAATCACCTCGTCTGATGAGATGACCATCACTGCCGAGCTGGCGAACGGTCAGGTCTATGTATTGTCGTCCGCCTGGCTGCACGGTGAAGCGAACCATAATGCCGAAGAAGGCACGGTTGATCTTGAGTTCCACGGTGAAGAAGGGGATTACCAGTGATTGAGCTTGTACTTAAAAAACCGATCATCGCCCACAAAGAAACACTGCATGTGCTGGAAATACGTGAGCCTACGTATGACGAGATTGAGGCGCTGGGGTTCCCTTTCTCTGTTTCGCCTGATGGTGGTATGAAAATGGACAGTCAGGTGGCGCTGAAATATATCCCGCTTCTGGCCGGGATCCCGCGCTCGTCTGCAGCGCAGATGACGAAGCTGGATATTTTCAAGGCAGGCATGATTGTAATGCGTTTTTTTACCGGCTTGGAGACGGAAGAGACCTCCGGAAGCGATTCTACAATGTCGCGTGGTTCTGGAAATTAAACCCCCTTGAACTTCGCCGGACGGCTATTTCCCACTTTGCTGATCTGGAGGCAGAGGCCGTCCGTATAAATGAGGAGATGAAGCATGGCTGATAATTTTCAGCTGAAAGCCATCATCACCGCCGTTGACAGGCTATCCGGCCCGCTTAAAGGTATGCAGCGTCAGCTTAAGGGATTTCAGAAAGAAGTCTCCAGCCTTGCTCTGGGCGCTGCCGGGGCGGGTACTGCAATAATGGGGGCACTGGTACTCCCTGTAAAATCAGCCATCACCCTTGAATCGAAGATGGCTGATGTCCGCAAAGTGGTGGACGGTCTGGATACGCCGGATGCGTTTAAGGCCATGACGGAGCAGGTGCGTGACCTGTCAACCGAACTGCCTATGTCGGCGGAAGGTATCGCTGAAATCGTGGCGGCGGGTGGTCAGGCCGGGATTGCACGTGATGAACTGATGCAGTTTGCCACTGATGCGGTGAAGATGGGCGTGGCCTTTGATACCACGGCTGAAGAGTCCGGGCAGATGATGGCCCAGTGGCGTACTGCGTTTAATATGACGCAGGATGAAGTGGCCGGGCTGGCTGACAAAATCAACTACCTTGGTAATACCGGCCCGGCGAACGCGAAGAAAATCTCCGATATTGTTACGCGTATTGGTCCTTTAGGTGGTGTTGCAGGTGTGGCTTCCGGCGAAATCGCGGCAATGGGGGCAACCATTGCCGGGATGGGCGTGGAGTCAGAAATTGCCGCCACAGGGATCAAGAACTTCATGCTTTCCCTGACCGCGGGAAATTCTGCGACAAAATCGCAGAAACAGGCATTGCGTTTTCTGCGGATCAATCCGAAGAAATTAGCTGCTGATATGCAGAAAGATGCCCGGGGCACCATGCTGTCTGTACTGGATGCGATGGCTAAAGTGCCTAAAGAAAAACAGGCAGCTGTGCTGAATGCCCTGTTCGGGAAAGAGTCTCTGGGCGCGATAGCACCTCTGCTGACTAACCTTGATTTGTTGCGTACCAACTTCAGGCGGGTTGCGGATTCCCAGCAGTATGGCAGTTCGATGCAGAAGGAATATGCTTCGAGGGCAGCGACGACGGAAAACCAGCTTTTACTTCTGCAAAATCAACTTGATGCCATTTCTTCCACGCTGGGGGAAACGTTTTTTCCTGAGGTTAATGATGGTCTTGAAGCGGTAAAACCGCTCCTTGAGGAAGTGAGAACGTTTGTCCGTGAAAACCCGGAGCTCGTTAAGACCATTGCTAAAATCGGTCTGGCCTTACTGACGGTGGGAGCCGCTGCAGGCTCTTTGTCCAGAATTATGAAAGTTCTCGGCGGTGTGATGAATATGACGCCTGCTAAGGGGCTGATTGCTCTTCTGGTTGGTGGCGCTTACCTCATTATTGATAACTGGGAAACCGTAGGTCCTGTCATAAAAAAAGTCTGGCACGTGATGGATGAAACGGCGCAGGCGATGGGGGGATGGGAAACTGTTCTGAAAGCGATTGCCCTGTTTATGGCAACCAAATGGGTTGCTGACGTTACCAAATCCATTACCGCAGTGACCAGAGAGATGCGTACGCTGGGGAAGGTATCGGCAGAAACGGGATTGATGGGGAAAGGCCGCGGCTTTATCGGGAAGGCCGGGGTATATGGTTTTCTGGGAACCCTGATGTATGAGCCGGTTAAAGATACTCTGGAAAGTGTTGTTCCTGAAGATACGGTTAACTGGCTGGATAATAAAGGGCTGTTTCTGGCTTCAGACTGGACGCCTTTTTTTGATCGTAAAGAGTACGAGCAATATCAGGCCAGCCTGAGTCAGTACAAACCCAATGTTCCGCTGTTGAATCCATCTTCTTCCATGACACAGCACAGCGAGCTGAAAGTCACGTTCGAGAATGCTCCGCCAGGTATGAAGATAATTGATGTACCGGACAAAGCCGATCCCCTGATGAAAATCACGCACGATGTGGGGTATTCCCCTTTTCGTTTTCCACGATAACGCAGTCCTTTTTGAGGTCAGTCTATGGATTTATCCTCATTTCCCACCCGACCTTCATTACTTTCGTCGTCTTCAGGCTGGCGTGACAGACTTCAGGACGCGTCATTTCGCGGCGTATCGTTTAAGGTTGAAGAAGAAAGTGCGGGAACCGGTCGCCGTGTGGAAACACACGAATACCCGAACCGCGACAAACCCTATACCGAAGACCTGGGGAAAATCACTTTCCGCCCGTCCATCACAGCTTATGTGGTGGGAGATGACTGCTTTGACCAGCGCGATCGCCTGATTGAAGCGCTGAATAAACCCGGTCCCGGCACGCTTGTCCATCCGACTTACGGTGAGCTGAAAGTCTGTGTTGACGGGGAAGTTCGGGTCAGCACATCGAAGAGTGAAGGGCGTATTGTCCGCTTTGACCTGAAGTTTGTCGAAGCGGGAGAACTCTCTTACCCCACTTCAGGTGCGGCGACGGCGCAGACGCTGATGTCATCCTGTTCTGCACTGGATGACTGCATCAGTGACAGCTTCAGTGGTTTCAGTATCGATGGCGTGGCAGATTTTGTGCAGAACGACGTTATTGGTAATGCCAGCATAATGCTGGGGTATGTTTCTGATACGATGAAAGTGGTGGATTCTGCCGTATCGGATGCTGCCAGGCTGTTGCAGGGGGATATCTCGGTACTTCTGCCGCCGCCATCGTCAGGCAAAAATTTCGTTGAGCAGGTGCAGAAAATGTGGCGTACCGGGAAACGCCTTTATGGTAACGCCAGCGACCTGGTCACCATGATCAAAACGCTTTCCGGTGTCAGCCTCGGCAGCGATCTGCAACCGCGCGGCGTCTGGAAAACGGACAGTAAAACCACCGCCACGGCGACGCAGCAGCGTAACGTGGTTGCCAGCACCCTTCGTACGACCGCAATCAGCGAAGCGGCGTATGCCGTCACACGATTGCCTGCGCCAACAACTTCCGCGGTGATGCAGAATGCCACAGTGGGGCAGTCAACAACACCCGCGCAGAGCACCGGCTGGCCTTCTGTCACGCATCCGGCACTGAACAATGCACCGGCGGTGAAAAACACGGTTGACCTGCCAACGTGGGAAGAACTGACCGACATTCGCGACACACTGAATACGGCAATTGATAAGGAGTTGTCCCGTACAACCAGTGATGCGCTGTTTCTGGCGCTGCGCCGGGTGAAAGCAGATCTGAATGCGGATATCAACACGCGCCTTGAACAGTCTGCACGGATCATTCAGCGCACACCGGATGAGGTTTTACCCGCGCTGGTGCTGGCGGCGACCTGGTTTGATAACGCGGCGCGTGACGCGGACATTATCCGGCGTAATGCCATTACGCATCCCGGCTTTGTGCCGGTGATCCCTCTGAAGGTGCCAGTGCAATGAACGATAACGTCACGCTACGGGTAAATGGCCGGGAGTGGAATGGCTGGACATCGGTGCGCATCGGTGCCGGTATTGAACGGCTGGCGCGGGATTTCAGTGTGGAGATCACCCGCCAGTGGCCGGGAGATGAGGGTATCACCACGCTTCAGCCGCGCATTAAAAACGGTTCAAAAGTGGAAGTGCTGATTGGTGATGAGCTGGTGATCACCGGCTGGGTGGAGGCGACGCCCGTTCGTTACGATGCCCGTTCGGTCAGCACCGGTATTGCCGGACGCAGTCTGACCGCTGACCTGATTGATTGTGCAGCCGAACCGACACAATTTAACGGACGATCGCTGGTACAGATTGCGCAGGCGCTTGCTGCGCCTTTCGGCATTGAGGTGGTGAACAGCGGTGCGCCGTCGGGTGTTATTCCGGATGTCCAGCCTGATCACGGTGAAACGGTGATCGAGGTGATCAACAAAATACTCGGTCAGCAGCAGGCGCTGGCTTATGACGACCCGCACGGCAGGCTGGTGATTGGTTGTATTGGCTCAACGCGGGCACATACCGCGCTGGTACTTGGGGAAAACATCCTTTCCTGTGATACGGAGAAGAGTATCCGGGAGCGGTTTTCAGTTTACCAGGTGGCGGGGCAGCGTGCCGGAAACGACGATGATTTCGGTGAGGCCACCACCACCGCGCTGCGGGCCCGCACAGAGGACGCATTTATTGCCCGTTACCGTCCGATGTATATCAGGCAGACAGGGCAGGCTACGGGGGCAGGCTGTATTGCCCGTGCTGACTTTGAAGCCCGACAACGGGCGGCGCGGACGGATGAAACCACCTATGTGGTGCAGGGCTGGCGACAGGGTAACGGTACGCTGTGGCAGCCCAACCAGCGGGTGATTGTCTTCGATCCGGTCTGTGGTTTCGACAATACCGAACTGCTTGTCTCGGAAGTCACGTTTACTCAGGACCAGAACGGCACCCTGACGGAAATCCGTGTCGGCCCGCCTGATGCTTATCTGCCTGAACCCGAAGCCCCCGGCGCGCGGAAAAAGAAAAAAGCCAGAGTACAGGAGGACCCGTTCTGATGAGGACGATTGAAGCCATGCAGCGACAACTCCTCGGCCTGATTGGGCGGGCCGTGGTAAAAAGCATCAGTGCCGCCACGAAATGTCAGACCGTGGATGTGTCCCTGATTGCCGGTGAACCCAAAGCCGGGGTTGAACATCTTGAACCCTACGGTTTTACCGCAAGGGCAAACAGCGGTGCGGAAGCGGTGGTGTTGTTTCCGGATGGCGACCGTTCTCATGCGGTGGTTGTTACGGTGTCGGACCGTCGCTACCGGCTGAAAGGGCTGCAGACGGGTGAGGTGGCTGTCTATGACGATCAGGGGCAGTCCGTGACGCTGACCCGGGAGGGGATCGTGGTGGACGGTGCAGGTAAAACGATCACGTTTCGCAATGCACCTGAAGCACGTTTTGAAATGGACCTGGAAGTGACAGGACAGGTGAAAGACCTGTGCGACTCCGGCGGCACCACCATGTCAGCGATGCGGCTTGCCTATAACGGGCATCGTCACAGAGAGAACGGTCAGGGCAGTAACACCGACAAACCGGATAAAGCGATGGAGGCATGATGGAACTGTGGCTGACGGTGAACGGTAAACGCACCTGCGCCAGCGCACCGCTGGATCCGCTGACCCGCGCCGTGGTGATTTCCCTGTTTACCTGGCGGCGGGCGGAGCCTGATGACAACGCCGACGTCCCGATGGGATGGTGGGGGGATACCTGGCCTGCGGTACAGAATGACCGTTACGGCTCCCGACTGTGGCTGCTTCAGCGCAGCAAACTGACCAATCAGCTGGTGCAGACGGTAAGGGGGTATATCCGCGAATGCCTGCAATGGATGATTGATGATGGCGTGGTGTCCCGTATTGATCTGGATATCCGCCGCACCGGGATTAATGAACTGGGTAACAGTATCACTCTCTGGCGTCGTGACGGACCGGTAATGATTTCTTTTGATGATCTGTGGAGTGCGATAACGCATGGCGGACAGTGAATTTCAGCGCCCGACGCTGGCAGAAAATATCAGTATGCTCCGTAACGATGTATTCGCCAGGCTGGACGTCAGCGACACGCTCCGGCGCATGGATGAAGACGTGCGGGCAAAGGTGTATGCGGCGGCGCTGCATACGGTTTACGGTTACATCGATTATCTGGCAATGAACATGCTGCCTGACCTGTGCGATGAGTCCTGGCTGGCGCGACATGCTGCGATGAAACGGTGTCCGCGCAAGGGGGCCACGGCTGCCAGCGGGTATATGCGCTGGGGAGGTGTCAGCGATGGCCTGAAGGTGACTGCCGGGAGCGTGATTCAGCGCGATGACCTGGTTCAGTACACGGCAACTGCTGATGCAACCAGCTCCGGTGGTGTCCTGCGCGTGCCGATCACTTGCTCAAGTGCAGGCGCGGTCGGTAACGCTGACGACGGTACGGCATTAATCCTGGTCACGCCGGTGAATGGTCTGCCGTCTTCCGGTGTTGCAGATACCCTGACTGGCGGATTCGATACTGAAGATCTGGAAACGTGGCGCGCCCGCGTCATTGAGCGGTATTACTGGACGCCTCAGGGCGGGGCTGACGGGGACTATGTCGTCTGGGCTAAAGAAGTGCCCGGCATTACCCGCGCATGGACATACCGTCACTGGATGGGAACGGGAACTGTCGGTGTGATGATTGCCAGCAGTGACCTGATTAATCCCATTCCGGAAGAATCAACGGAAACGGCGGCAAGACAACACATTGAGCCACTGGCCCCGGTGGCAGGCTCTGATTTGTATGTATTCAGGCCGGTGGCACATACGGTGGATTTTCATATCCGCGTGACGCCGGACACACCGGAAATACGGGCTGCCATCACCGCGGAGTTGCGTTCGTTCCTGCTGCGTGATGGTTATCCGCAGGGAGAACTGAAGGTATCGCGTATCAGTGAGGCGATTTCCGGTGCGAACGGGGAATACAGCCATCAGTTGCTTGCACCAGCAGACAATATCTCCATTGCGAAAAATGAACTGGCGGTTCTGGGGGCGATTTCATGGACGTGACAAACGATGATTACATCCGTCTGTTGTCGGCACTGCTGCCCCCTGGTCCGGCGTGGTCAGCCAGCGATCCGGCGATTGCCGGTGCGGCACCGTCATTAACCCGCGTTCATCAGCGTGCGGATGCCCTGATGCGGGAGCTGGATCCGCGCACCACCACCGAACTGATAAATCGCTGGGAGCGTCTGTGCGGCCTGCCGGATGAATGTATTCCCGCAGGGACACAGACCCTTCGCCAGCGTCAGCAACGACTGGATGCGAAGGTTAACCTGGCGGGCGGCATCAACGAGGATTTTTACCTTGCACAGCTTGCTGCCCTGGGCAGACCAGACGCTACCATCACGCGATACGACAAAAGCACGTTCACCTGCTCATCGGCCTGTACTGACGCGGTGAATGCGCCGGAATGGCGGTATTACTGGCAGGTCAACATGCCAGCCGCCACCAACACCACCTGGATGACATGTGGCGATCCCTGTGATTCCGCACTGCGTATCTGGGGCGACACCGTTGTCGAGTGCGTGCTTAACAAACTCTGCCCGTCGCATACCTACGTAATTTTTAAATATCCGGAGTAATCCATGCATCGTATAGACACGAAAACCGCGCAGAAGGATAAGTTCGGCGCGGGTAAGAACGGTTTTACCCGTGGTAACCCCCAGACTGGCACGCCTGCCACCGATCTGGATGATGACTACTTTGACATGTTGCAGGAAGAACTTTGTAGCGTGGTGGAGGCATCCGGTGCCAGTCTGGAGAAGGCGCGGCACGACCAGCTGCTTACCGCGCTTCGTGCGCTGCTGTTAAGCCGCAAGAATCCGTTTGGCGATATCAAATCGGATGGCACGGTGAAAACGGCTCTCGAAAACCTTGGTTTGGGAGAAGGTTCAGCATTACCCGTTGGCGTGCCTGTTCCGTGGCCTTCCGCCACTCCGCCAACAGGCTGGCTGAAATGCAACGGTGCCGCTTTTTCTGCAGAAGAATACCCGGAACTGGCAAAGGCTTACCCGACCAATAAATTGCCTGATTTACGCGGTGAATTTATTCGTGGCTGGGATGATGGACGTGGAGTGGATGCGGGGCGAGCCTTGCTAAGTCTTCAGGATGACTCTTTTGAAGCTCACAGACATGAGTCCTTTTTTTACGCGGGTATTTCACGCAATGAAACACCATTAAAAAATCTTCCAAGTTCAGACGAGATGCTGACTTTAAGTTCCACAACTAATGCCTTGTCCCCGGACAGTATTGATGCCACCAATTCGTTAATTGGTAATGATGATTACAACTGTCTGATTGAAGGAAATAAAAATAACAAACGAACGGCAACGGGGTTGAGTACCAGTATTGTCGGTGCAGCAGAGACACGCCCACGTAATATTTCATTTAATTACATTGTGAGGGCTGCATGATGTATAACGCCATCTTAAATAATAAATTTATTGCCACAAAGGCAGGAGAGATTACCGTTTATAACTATGACAGTGAGACACGGGAGTATATTTCTGCATCAATTGAATATCTTGCTGTGGGTGTCGGTATCCCCGCATATTCCTGTTTAGATGCTCCTGGCACACATAAGGTTGGTTATGCAATCTGCCGTTCGGCAGATTTAAACTCATGGGAATATGTGCCAGACCATCGCGGTGAAGTTGTCTATAACACCGAAACGGGAGAATCAAAAGAAATCACAGCTCCGTGTGATTACCCTGAAAATACAACCACTATCGTCCCGTTAACGCCATACGATAAATGGGATGGTGAGAAATGGGTGACAGATACTGAGGCACAGCATAGTGCCGCAGTAGACGCGGCAGAAGCACAGCGCCAGTCGCTGATTGATGCTGCAATGGCTTCCATCAGTCTGATTCAACTGAAATTACAGGCCGGGCGGAAGCTGACGCAGGCAGAAACAACCCGACTTAACGCCGTGCTGGATTACATTGACGCGGTGACGGTAACAGATACCAGCACCGCGCCGGATGTCATCTGGCCTGAACTGCCGGAGGCGTAGGCCATTCAATATCGGGGGCTGTTGAAGTATCAACACGCATCAGCAGCACACGGTATTTCTTCCATTGGGTGAGAGTTGAAGTTTCTTCATCAGTTGCAATGCCCGCATCAACAGCATCCTGACGCCAGGATATTTCACTGTCAGCTTTTGCACGAAATGTGGCTTTCATGTTTTCTGCATCTGATATTTTCTGTTCTGGTGAAAGCGGCGGCTCATCAACCCATGCAAGGGCCCCTGAAACCATTCCCAGCATTTTTCCTGTTGGCTTATTTCCCCCATTAAATCTGACAGCATCCTCATCGCTGATTTCAATACCATCCTGCGGCCATGTCCCCTCCTTGATATAACTTTCGTATAGCGCTGCGTTGTAGATTGCATTTTCGGAAGGGCTGTAAACACTTTTAACTTTATTCATTCTGTTATCTCCCTTTCGCTATATAGCAAAGATTAAACCCACCGCTACCTGACATACGGGCTGTAAAACCCGTTCTTGAAGTACCAGTTGAGTTAACTCCATAAGCAGGCATGGTTGTTGGAGAAAGCAGAGACTCCTGGATATCTGCCATTGTCAGTGTAATTGATTCGACCCGCGCGGGGAAAGGTAGCGGGAAAACAACATTCGTCCCTGTCTGTCCAACGGGGAAACCGAAAATACCCCATTGTGTAATTACCCCATCCGGCCCCTTACTCCATCCAGATTTAGGATTCGGCCAGTCTGCTGCTCCAGAGTGCCCCGTTGTAAAACTACTCATATCTGGTACTTGCCCGGTATCCGTTCCGACGTTCCTCGTTGCCGCTTCTCCCAAACCAACGTTTATGAAAATGCAGAAATAACGAGCAAATGGCATCATTCCTGCTTTTGTCAGGGGGATCTACCATGCTTATTGGCTATGTACGCGTATCAACAAATGACCAGAACACAGATCTACAACGTAATGCGCTGAACTGTGCAGGATGCGAGCTGATTTTTGAAAACAAGATAAGCGGTACAAAGTCCGAGACCTAGGGCTGACATTGCTGTTCTTGATGCAAATTAAAGTATTTAATAGTGAGTAGCGGCCTTACTAAGGTAAGGCCGCTATAATCATTTTATTAATTGCATTAATCGTGTTTTGGCCATACTTTCAATGCAATTTCCCCCAACTTTTTACCCCGCTCCAGGATTTCATCCTCATCCCATTTATCCTTAACTATAAGTGGAATGTTCAGTCGTAGATTGGTGTGGACGATGAGAGCATCACGTTTTTTCAGAAATACAGCATTCTGAACAGAACGGTTTACGCTAAGGTTAAGCAAAGTTAGATTTCCCAAAGTAGCTATCGCTTGTTGCCGTTTCCTTACCAGTAGCTGTTCAGGGGTAAGATCGGTTCCAGACAGAACAATTTGGTTCAATACCGTAGCATCTGAATTTGTCACCATACGACCATTTTCGAGAGGCCAACAGGAATACCAACTTTGGGGCATAAGATGATCGATATCGAGATTAGAAAGATTTGGAACATCAGGCTTTTCGGTCTTCACTTGGCGACAAAGTTCTCTTTCAAGTTCCGTTAACATTGAGCGCATTTTCGGTGCGTCGAGCCTGCCAGGATAAAGTGGAGCATTGATGCAAGCGTTGAGAAATTCTGAGTCACCAGGCCAACGTGAGGCTTCGCCATTTAAGTTATTGAGGATATTACGTAACTCAACACTGGAAATTTCCGTTTTAGCCAAGTGCCGCAATACATTCATAAATACATTGTTGTAATTCTTTGGCGTCAGGCCACATACGGCTCTTCGTACTACGTAGGAGACAAGATCATTATACATGACTGCTTTCTCATCATCAGCGATGTTAGCTATCGAAATGAACAAAGCAAGCGGATAAAGTGTCGTCACATCATAGTCTGCGATGCGATATCCAAAGTGTGAGATGGGGGTTGTGCCAAAACCATCAACCAATTCTTTATATTGTAATGCATATTGTTTGAGGCGCTTTACTTGCAGATCTGCTCGTTGTGAAGACAAGTCCTTACTTACATAATCACGATACTCATTGTAAAGACGAGACAGATCAATTTCACGCTGCCTTTCTGATTGCAATGTCGCATGTACTAGCCACTCCATGCGTGGTTTATTAATACGTCCACGGCGTTGTTTTTCCGACCAGTATTTATCTTCAAAGCTCTTCCACTCATTTTCATATAATTCAATAGCATTAATATTTTCATGCTCTGCGCACATAAAGATATAGTTGCGAATAAGATCCGTAGCATGAAGTTCCGCCCCTCGCCCATTTAATGTTTCAAAAATTATTTGGGCATCATCTTCAGCTTCGAGAAATATGCTTACCAGTTTCAGATCTGTTAAGACAGCCTCAATTAGAGCTACAGCATTTTCTTGTGGTGAGTGGTTTTCTATTTTAATCCATTTTATAAAGGCTTTAGTAAAAAAACATAATGCTTCTAGTGATGGCGGGTGATTAAAACGCTTACGCAACGTACCATGCTGCGTGAAACTATCAGAGAATACGTCCCGGAGATCGTCAATCTTTTCAACATTAAAACTTTGAATAAAATGAGTTTGATCCCGAAAAGTTGGCCACAGTTTGAAGCGTTCTACTTCTTTATTTCGCATTGTGTCTTCGTTTGAGTTTTTCAGGCAAGGCGAAATGAGAGCCTCTAAGCTGGAAAGATCCGTAGCACGTAATGCTAATCGGATGGATGCCAGAACATATTGAAGAGTGGTCAATCGTTGCTGACCATCAATAATATGTATGGAATCTACACCTAATAATCCTTTTTTTGATTGAGGTTCCAGTACAACCGCACCAAGGAAATGGGGAGTTGGTTTTGTACCCGAGAGCCGGGATTGTGCTTTCTCTAGGATATCCTCCAGTAGAGCTGACCATTGGTCTTGCTGAGTCCATACATAGGCACGTTGATAGAATGGAACACAGTATTGTCGGCGGTCTTGAAAAAGTTGTTGGACAGTTAGCGTCTCGGATTTCATGGTATACCTGTAAGCGACATTGTACAAAAGTGAGGAGTTAATCTGATTTAGAACAATCATTTTATTCTGCTATGATACAACGTATTTGTTACCGGTTAAGTAAAAAACGCGTCTGAACGCTGACGTTTTAGGGCTTTACTGGTTATTCTTTCTTATCTCTTCATCATCCCATCGGCATCCTGTCGAGGTTGTTGACTTGTTGTTATTTATTTTGTCTAGGCGCTGTTTAATTATTATTGATAGAACTGATGGTGAGAGGTGATTGAAATTGTAGGCACGTCGTTTGCAAGGACGTGCTACGACTGGCTGGTGAACTTCCGATAGTGCGAGTATTGAATGATTTCCTACGTGCTAACTAGTGAACAAACAACTCTTCAGTAGACTCTCAGGTATCATTCAGAGTTTCCTGAACGAAAGTTTTAGCTCAATCTTTATCTGCAGTATGTCTAACTGAAAAACTATCGTTGCTGGTGGCTTTTACGATCATCTCCACATCGTCATAACGCTTGCCAATGTGTTGGGTTAACTCTTCCTTTAACGCGTCCACAGCGCCATTTGGCATTTGGTCATTTTGTCTTTGGTTATGGAGATCTCAATACGCATAACACTTCTTTTGTACTGCGTTTGTAGACAGTATTATTCTTATCTGTGTAAATAAACAGTATCAAGACTTCGTTTTAGCTGCATAAGAAAAAAGAGATGGATACATTCGGAAAGATTTTGATGGTGGTAGGCTAAGTGAATAGCCTAAAGGTGTTTTACCCCAATTATTCCCCGGTATTTCTCCGCATAAAAAACAATCATAAAAAACCAGCCATAATAGGCTGGTTCTTAAGGGATTTTTGGTCGCACGAGAGGATTTGAACCTCCGACCCCCGACACCCCATGATGGTTATGATAGACCGTAGTATTTTTTCAGAGCCGCTGTAGCTGCTTGAGTTGCAGCAGCTATTCCTATGCCCAAAGTACCATGGGCTGCTTTACTCGCAATATTTGCCAACCATTTACTAACAGATTGACCATATTCACCACGTTTGTTAGCTATCGGGCCATCTTCACCAATAGCAATTTCTAAATCGTTAACATCAGATTTAGGGAACCCCTGAGCTGAGAGAAACTCTTTTAATGACTCAGTGTCGTTTTTTACGACGTGGTTATTCACAGAAAATGAGTTTTCATTTCCGAAGTTTATGACAGTATTGTCTCCAAAAATTGAGTTATGGAATAATGAAGACGTGTCGATATTTTTAAGTTTTTCTGTCATGTTTTTCTCATCTGGTATTTCAGAAACTTGATCAGAAAGTTCAAGTATAAAATCAAGTAGCCGTGACCTGACCTGAGTTAAGATGGAAGTAAAGTTATGTAGTGCGATCTCTTTATAACAGCGTGTTAACTCATAGCCTTTATCGATACCTTTGCAGTACTTAACTAACGCGTAATCTAAAGGAATTGGCTGCTGAAGAGCATGGCTATCACCAGCATTGGTTACTAGTTCTTCGATTTGACTGATTGAAAGCCTCACATTACTGGTTGTAGCATCTTCATAGTCATCTTCACTTAGATAGCCAATCGGTAACGGAAAAGCTCTATATAGGCGAACGCCGTTGTTCAGATCTGCAAGAATTCTTGTGCCAACAATTCTATAATCTGGAAGGGAAACTGAATCAGGATAACCGTTTATCTCATGATTTACCCATGCAGCAAGCTCCTTTTTCCCGATAGAGAAAAGAAGGATCTTCGTTTTTATGAGAGCATTTGTTGTGCCTTCATCACCAGTACTTAGTATCTGAATGATTTCTTGCAGTTGGTTCATATGTCTTATCCCATAAAAAAAGCCCGCATTAGCGGGCTTTCATGTAACTAAAGAGCCGCGGCTCCTTTGCGTATCCTTTTTTGTCCCCTCACCGTCTGGTCGGTGTCCTGCTGAGACTGCTAACTTCCTGTTTTTATTGGTGTTGTCCTTACACCGTCCAATCATGATTGGTGGAGCTGGCGGGAGTTGAACCCGCGTCCGAAATTCCTACATCCTCGGTACTACATGCTTAGTCAGTCTTTACATTCGCTTGCCAGCTGCGGACGGACACGCCACTAACAAACTAGCCTGATTAAGTTTTAACGCTTCAACCCCAGGCAGGGCTTCCACGCGATCTCTTTTGGGTTTGACCTCTCTTGATCCCCGTCCTAAGAGCGGAGGCTAGGGAGAGAGGGCTCTAAGCAGGTTATTAAGCTGCTAAAGCGTAGTTTTCGTCGTTTGCGACTATTTTTTGCGGCTTTTTACGAGGCCAACCGCCCCTCGGCATGCACCTTGGGTTTCGCAAATCCCGTCGAATCCAGAATCAGCCCCAATGTGTAAAGGTAAGTATACCAGATTTATGAGCGCCAT